GCCGCCGTGACCGATGCCGATCTCTTGTAAGAGCTGCTCGGTCGTGATCAGCAGCGCGTAATATCCCGCCATGCGCTGGTGAAAGCCTTCGCCCTGCGCGATCGGCTGCTCGCGCAGGAGCTTCACGTTGATCCGGTATTGCTCGACCCATTCGGGCAGGTTGTCCAGGTCGACCAAAAGCTGCAGCCATTGGCGGCCTAGCTGCCCGGCGTTGTCCGCGCAGCGCGCGCGCAGCGCGTCGATATCCGCGGCGGGCAGATCCCCAAAGCTCGACACGGGCAAGTGCACGATGCGCGCGCGCGCCCCCGTCGCCGCGTCGTCGCCGCCTAGTTCGCGCTCGCCGGTCGACAGCAAGATCGTGCGCCAGCGCTGCGTCTCGCGCAGTGTGACGTCACGTGACCCGCGTACGCGGCCCGTGCCGTTGATCAGCATGTAGATCAGCCGATCGATATGCTCCGAATCGCCGCCGCCGATTTCGTCGTAGCACTGCGGCAAGTCGGACAGCCGTGAGGCCCGCAGCTCGGCACCGACGCCGGTCGCGTTCCACGACGCGACCATTTCCGGATCGCCCGGATCGCCGTACACCGAGGCCGCGATACGCAGCATCGAGGTTTTGCCGCGCGACGACTCGCCGATCAAATGCACGCCGAAATTCGGCGCGCTGAACAGCTCGAGCAGCGGCGCTGCGAAGGCCGCGCAGATCACGGTCGCGCAGGTCGTGTCTGCATCCCATGCCGTGCGCAGCGCGGCCGCGTGGTCAGCTGCGTCACCACGGGGCCGCAGCGCGGCGTATAGCCGTTTCCGATCACCGCGGCTATCTAAAGCGATAGGGCAGGTCGTGCCGGTTTCCGCGATCGGCTCACACGTCACGAACACACGGCCTGCCCCGGTGTCGTGCCAGCCGACGCGCGACACGGACGTGACGGTAGGGATCTGATCGTGGTTCAGCGCCCCGAGCGCGTGCAGCCAGTCGACCGTCTTGGCGGCGTTGCTCGAGGTGATCGGCGCACCATACGGCCCGAGCTCGGTCACGGCTGACCGCGCATCGATCACCGCTTGCCGCGACACACACTGCGACGTCCAGCGACCTTGATGCAGATAGCAAATGTCCGCGCGGCCTTCGTGCGTGTAGAGATCTTCCAAGTACCGCTCGATCAGGATCGGCCCCGACGCGGATATGAGCGACGTGACCTGCCCGCGGCCCTGTGCTTCGCGCCACAGCGAGCCGTCTTTGTGCACGTCGTATCCATCCGGCAGCACGTACGCGTCAACGACGGGCGCACCCGCGAGCGCGCCGATCGTCTTGATGCGCTGGCGTGGGTTTTCCGGATCGATCGGATCGATCGGCTCGGCTGCATGCAGCAGCGCGCACACGGCCTCGAGGCCGTGCACGGCGTAGTAATCGTCGATCCCCTTGAGCTCAAGCGTGGGCGGGCAGGTGAAGCGCACCGCGGCGGCACCTGCGGCATAGAGCACGCCGGCTAGACGTTTCGCCGCAAGCATCGACTTTGGGTTTTGCCTGACGTCCGCGTCGTAGACGATCACATGCTGGCGTGCTCGGATGCGCACGTGCTCGCGGATGATCGGGTGCAGCTGCGCGGGCGCGTCCGCCTGCACGGATGCATCCGGATCGATCCAATTCCAGACACCTGTCAGACCCACGACCGGCAGACCCATCTGATCGAGCGCGAGCGCTTTCTTTTCCCCCTCGGTCCAATACAGCGTTGCATCGGACTGCAGGCCGCCGCTGATCCGCACCGCCGGCGGGAAGTAGGTCAAGAGGCCCACGCGCCCCGATTGATCGTACTTCACCGGGCGCGGCTTGCCGCGGCGCGAGCGGTCCACGCGCGGCACGGTCGGCTTGATGCGGTACGCATACGGCGCGTCAGCGCCCGGCAGGAAAAACGGAAAGACCAGCGCGGGCCCGGACTGCGCCGGATACATGCGATCGAGCAGCTGCGTCACCGCGCGCGCGTTGCGCTCGGTGTAGAGCGCCGCGGCGGCGATGGTCGCGTCAGTCAGGCCGCTACCGCGCAGATCCTCGAGGTGCGTATCCCCGAGCTCGCGCTGCACGGGTAGCGGCTGCACCACGGCCCGCACGCGGGCCTGCCGTGGTGGTGGTGGTGCGGGCGGCGGGGCGTCGTCAGGCATGCGCTTGGTCATTTCGGCTCGCCTCGAGGCGACGCGGGCTTGACGCGGTACGCCCACGGCTCGCCGGGGCGCGGTACGTGGAAAGGGAAGATCCTCACGCGCGGCGGCGGCGGCGGCTCGGATGGCTGTGGCGGCGCGTCGTCAGGCGGGCGCGCGGTCACGTCGCCGCCGTCGCCTTAGCCTTGCTGCGCTTGCGCTTGCTAGGGGCCGCTGCAGGTCGCCTAGGCGGTGTCGACAGCAGCTGCACGACCGGTGCGGCGGGCTGCTCGGGCGCGGCCTCGAGGTCGGACGCGTCAGCGGTCGCGCCGATCACTTCGATCATAAAATCGGATCCGACCGCGGTCAGCACTTCGCCGTCAGCCGTCACATGCTCGGCCTGGTCGTCGTCGCGCGGGCCGTCGTGGAAAGGCAGCTCGTGCACCATGTCGCGCGGGCTGAACGGTCGCGTCTCGACCGTTTCGCCGGTGTCGGGGCGCTGCAAATACCACTCGCGCGCGGTGTCGTCGCGCCGCCACCAGCATTCGACGTCTTGCTCGCGCTTGCCCGTGTCGAGCCAGTGCCCGAGCTTGTTGCGCTCGACTTCGTGATTACGGATGCGCTTGCTTACGCCGGCCCTTTCGACCTTGAGGCCCTCGATCTGCACTTCGTGCCGGCCCATTTCGTGACCGAGCTCGACGCGCTCCGACGCGCTTATTTCCACCTGACACGACCGCGTTTCCGTCTGACCCAGTGTCGGCATGCTTTTCGACGCCTCCTATGATTTGAAAGCCCGTCGCCGCGACCGACAGCGCGTCGGGTAGCTGCAGCGCGTGGTCAGCCCGTGCACCGAGCGCGAGCACGAGCGCGCGCAGCTCACTCACCGCCGGCTCGGCCTCGCCCCGCTCCCACCGTGACACCGTGGACGCATGCACGGCGACGGCTTCCGCAAGCGCTTGCTGCGTCAGGCCCGCCGCGCCGCGCCGCTCGATGAGCCAATCTGCAAACGACACGCGCTCCATGCGTGGCAAACTAGGCAAATATGACGAGTTTGGCAAGACGCCATTTTCGCCTAGTGCGCGAATGGTAGGTTTTTTGTCTGACTTGCGTTTTTGCATAGGCCGGGGCACGTAGCGACGCATGGCCCGACGATTGCCCCCGCCGCTGGCGGAGCGGCTACAGACCGCGCGTGAAGCCGCCCAGCTCAACCAAAACGATTTCGCCGGGGTGGTCGGCGTGCACCCCTCCACCATGTCGCGTTGGGAACGGGGCATAGGCGAGCCAACCGTCAGCGAGCTATTGAAGGTCGCCAAAGTGACGGGGGCTAACTTCGGATGGCTGGCCACCGGCGTGCCGAGCTCCGACGAGCCTGACGGTGACGACCACCTGCCACATGTCCTGCAGGAGTTTTTGGCGACACCTATCGGAGGGATCGCTCGCGCTAAGGGCCTGACACTCAAACTGCGGCATTTGCAGACCGATATGCCGCCGTCGATCGCACTTTACGAGGCCCTGACTATCGCGCTGGTGTCCACGCTCGCCGCGACGACTCAACCGCAGCCCGTCGACCGCATGACGACTACACAGATCATCAAGCGCCGCGTCACGAAACCGAAACCAAAACGTAGCTAGCGCACTGCGGCTATAGTGGTTTTTGATTTAGGTGCGAGCGCATCACACAATGTGATCTGCACTCTTCGGACAACGCTGGGCAGGGGGCTAGACGCCCGCCAGCCTTGCCTGTACAGCGCCTAAATGTCGACATCTCGCGGTGCGGTCGAGGCTTTCTTGCGCTCGACCGAGGGGGCCGCAGTACCACTCCATCACGCAGCGTTTTTGCTAGACGTTGCCGACGCCATGACCGAAACGGACGTCGATGCAGTGACATCCCGCTGTCGCTGGATCGTCGCGACGCTAGCGTCGCATGACGCGTGCATCGGGCTGCCGGCAACGTCGCCCATGGTCGCCTAGCTGCCGGCAATTCCACTGCGCCACGGCCGAACACGGGCGGGACGTCGCAAACGGTCCCGCAAGCGCTAGGCGTTTCTGCTCACTACGCCGCACCGCCCCCGCTAACTAGGCGTATTTGACGAGTCATAAACGCCGTGGTACGTGGTTACACCGTGACCACGCCAAGCAGTACACACGACCAGCCCGCCCCCCCCCGTCGCGCCCTGCAGGTGCTGACGAATTCGCAGCTCAAGACCTACCGCAGCTGCGCCGTCGAGCACCACTACCGTTACGAGCTCGGCTACAAGCCGCTCGGCGAAGATCCCGAGTCGCTGCGATTCGGGTCTTTGTTCCACCTAGGGCTCGAGGCTTGGTGGCGTGCGTACGCAACGCCGGACCTGCAGCTGTCAGCGGCGCTTGACGCCATCCGCCCGCACGCCTTGGATGATTACGATCTCGCACGCGCGGGCGTGCTCATGCAGGCCTACGACGCCCGATGGCACGATTCGCTGGACGTCGAAATCCTCGGTGTTGAGCTCGAGTTTCGTGCGGACCTGAAAAATCCGGCGACCGGGGCAAAGTCGAAAACATTCGGCCTCGGCGGCAAGCTGGACGCCTTGGTACTGAACCACGCGGATCAGCGGATCTATATGGTCGAGCACAAGACGTCAGGCGAAGACATTCAGCCCGGCTCGACGTACTGGAAACGACTGCAGCTCGACTCACAAATCAGCACGTACTTCGCCGGGGCACGCGCGCACGGCATCGAGCTTGCGGGCTGCCTTTACGACGTGATCGGCAAACCCCGGCACGCGCCGCTGAAAGCCACGGCCCCCGAAGACCGCAAATTCACCAAAGACGGCAGGCTATACGCAAAGCAGCGCGCGGAAGATGAGACGCCCGACGAGTTCCGGCTGCGCCTCACCGAGGAAGTGATCGCCAATATCGATCGCTACTTCCAGCGCGGATTCGTGGTGCGCTTGCCTGCGGAAGAAGTCGAGGCCGCGCACGACGCGTGGCAGACGGCGGTGCTCATCCGTGACGGTCAGCGGTCCGGCATCCGCGCGCGCAACGTCCAGTCATGCGAGCGTTACGGCCGCATGTGCGGGTTTTTCCCCGTGTGCACGCACCAAGCGTCACTCGAGGATTTCACCATGTATGAACGTGTCGACAACGTGCATTCGGAGCTTGATCCAAGCTTCGTGATGCCGCAGGCAAACACCAACGGGCAGGCTGCCGAGTGACGGAACCATCACCAACACAGACACACGAGGCACCAGCAGTACCCATGGCACCAGCAGTACCAGCCACCGCGAAACAACCGACCGGCACCGCAGCCCCTTCCCCCGCACCGACCGCCGCGCAGCGCGCAGCACTCGCTGCAGCCGCAGCCGTCGCACGGGCCACCCGAGCACAGCAGCCGACAGCGGCGGCCCCCGCGAACGCGTCGCAGGCCGTGCTGCCGGCGAAACCATCCGGGCGCATGGCACTCGGGAAGGTGATCAAGGGGCGGCTCGCAAAACCCATGCGCCTATTGGTCTACGGCATCGAAGGTGTAGGCAAAAGCACCTTCGCCGCGGCGGCCCCCGCGCCGATCTTTCTCGGCGCGGAAGACGGCACGAGCGAGCTTGACGTTGAGCGATTCCCACAGCCGACGACCTGGTTAGACGCGCTCGAGGCCGTGTCGGAGCTCACCACGGCCGCGCACGACTATCAGACGCTAGTGATCGATACGCTCGATTGGCTCGAGCCGCTGTGCTGGGCGCATGTGTGTCGCGAGTCGCGCGACGACAACGGGCGGCCGTACCAGTCGATCGAAGACTTCGGATACGGGCGCGGCTACGTGGCGGCGCACGACCAATGGCGGCGGCTCGCGTCGGATCTCGAGACGCTGCGCACCAAGCGCCACATGCACATTATCCTGCTCGCACACTCTGCGATCCGCACCTTCCGCAATCCTGCCGGCGACGACTTCGACCGGTACGAGCTCAAGCTGCACAAGATCCCCTCAGGCTATTGGCGCGAATGGTCTGACGCGGTGCTATTCGCCAGCCACGACCTAAACACCGTCAAGAAAGCAGGTCGTGTGCGCGGACAGATGGGCCAGCAGCGCATCTTGCACACCGAACGCACCGCGGCATGGGATGCCAAAAACCGTTACGACTTGCCGCCCCGGCTCGCGCTCGACTGGCAAGAGTTCGCGGACGCGGCGGCGGCGCACCGGCCCGCGGACCGTCGCACGCTGCTGACGCAGATCGAAGCGCAGCTCGCGGTGCTCGCCGCGGACGAAACCCGGTGCACGCGTGCACGGGCGGCACTCGCACGAGCGCTCGAGGAAAACGACGACGCGGAGATCGCGCGCATCGCAAACAAGCTGGCAGCGATACTCGCCGCCGCCGACACGGCACAAGACACAGCACAGGAGGCGCTAGCACAATGACCGGACCTGCAGTCAACCCTGACACGTATCGCGCGCGCGCCGTCACGGCGGCGCTAGGCTACACGCAAGCGGGCAAGCCGCAGGTCGCGGTCGAGTTCGTACTGCTCGACGGCGGCTATCTGTCGCAGAACGAGTTCGCGATCGGTCAGCACATTACTTGGTACGGGTATTTTGGCGAAAAGTCGATCGAGCACACTATGAAGGCCCTGCGCACGTGCGGGTGGTCGACCGATTCGATCGACGACTTGACCGGCGTGGATGAACAAGAGGTGTCGCTCGTGCTGGTCGAAGAAAACGACCTGCAGGGTTATCCGCGGATCAAAGTGCGCTGGATCAACGCACCGGGCGGCGTGGGCGGCGTAGCCTTGAAGGCCCGCATGGCGCCCGACGAGGCCCGCAGCTTTGCGGACCAAATGCGCGGCTATGCGCAGGCGTCGCGCGCCACTGCGCCGCCGGCAGCGGCACCCGCACGGCCTGCGGCACCGCCCGCCCGAGCCGCGGCGGCACCGCCGGCACGGCCTGCGCCACGGCCGCCCGCGCGACCGCCCGCCGCCATAGCGACCGCGGCGGCAGGCCTCGACCCAGACGACAACATCCCCTTCTGACGACGACGGTCACGCCGCGGCGCTGGTGCCGCGGCCGTGTCGCCCCGCTGCTCGGCATGACGCCTCGGCGAGCAGCGGGGCGTTTTTTTGCCTGCAGGTCAGCCCGCGGCGGCGGCCTTGAGCTCGCGCCCGATCCTGATGATCTCCCCGCGGGCGTACGGGTCGAGCCGCGCGAGCTGCTGACGTGCCCACGCCGTATCCGCGACCGCGAGCAGCCACGTAGCCGCGCGGGTGGCCATCGCCGTCCAGTACACCGGGTTACGCTCCCACACCGCGCGTGTCACGAGCGCGCCGCAGTAGTCGTAATCGGTGAACAAGCCCAGCGTGTGCGCGGCTTGCAGCCGGGCGTGCTGCACGGCAGTCAGTGACCGCGCGGCGACCTGCCCAGCGCCGCCGCAGGCGTAGCACCGGCCTGCGTCGCGATGGCCCCAAAACCAGAGCGTGCCCTTGCCGTCGCACTTGCCACACGCCGCGGTCGTCGTCTGCGTCGTCGTCATGTCTTGAGCATGACGGCATTTGTGCAAGCTTGCAAATGTGCACGCGTGTACGCCGGCACGCTTGCTCATTGGCACGGCTGCACACTGGCACGTGTGCACGTGTGCTGGTGTGGATCCGTGCGTGACCTGGTGAGGATCCGTGCACGGGTGCAAGC